TTTTATGAAACTTTTTAGGACTGCGTCCTTTCCCAAAATTCCTTCTTCCGCCACTTGGTTGCGGGCGCGTGCTAGTTGCGCTTGCCTTGGGTCCTTGAACCGTTTTACCCATTCCTCGAACGGAATGGGTTCGGTTGGGACGAGCCAGTTGTTTTCCGGTAGTTGCAGGAACATCCGGACTGCCTGGTCTATCTTCAAGTATTTTGGAATCAGGGTGTGTTCGATGGTATTCCTGTTTCCAAACTGGTCCGAAGAGTTTTCGAAAGACGTTTCTAGATGCTGTTTTAAGATCGTCTGGGGTGAGCCCTTTCCGAAGTTGTCCGGTACCAGTTTTATTATCTCCACACTGTTTTTGTTCAAATCCAGTGGTGGCAGATGCTGAGGCGCCAACGGCATTTTTTGGATTTGAACATCCAACATCATGGTTATCCTTTGAAACTCCTCTCTCCATTCCAGGCTTTGTTCCTTTAGTGGTTTGAGGTATTCTCTTGGTATTCCTAATATTGGATGGTCTTGCACCGCCACGAAATGGCGGGGCAACATACTTCTTCTCAGCTCCTCCCTTGTTAGTGGAGGTGGTAGTAGTGCTGGGTGTACTAGCGGCACTACTGCCATCAGTCTCTTTTCGATTCCCGCTGCTTGATTTTGTTGAGTTCTCGCCGGTATTGCTGCATTGTTGTCCAATAACCGGGGCAGTATTTGCCTGCCCCTCCTTACGAAAGGGCAAAGACTGTTTAACAGGATCGTTCAATCTAAGTGATAAGTTAGGATAATCAATTTCATAATTGTGTACTTCAACATGTTCCCATAACCAAGGGATGTCTTTATTGTGAGTTAATCTGATCAACTTGTCAATTAAGAATCCAACATATGGGATTGGTGAAGACTGCAAGTATGGTAATAAACGGGCAAAGATGAATCTACTAAAGAAATCCATTGAAGCAGGATCAGCCAGGTACGAAGATCTGGTCGAGACCGCAAAAGTGTCAGCGAGTGCAATTGTTGCATCAGCAGCTTCCGTTATCATATCAAAACTTAGTTTCTCCGATTGAAATCGTCCTCTAAGCATACTGAAAAGACATTCTTTCCATTTTTCGTCTCTAACCTTGTTTGCCATTTGAAAAGCAACCCTATTCAAGGTAGTAACGGGAACCTCATAAGTGAAGATGCCCTTACTAAGAACGTACATACCGTCCTTACGAACACATTCACCTCCGTGAGTCAACAGTATCCGGTCAGGAGTGACTGAAGATTCAAGGGTATTGTCCTTCAAAGTATATCTACCAGCAAGGGGTGTTAAGAGAAGAATCATCGATTTGGTTGATGACTCATCAAACACACGTACATAATGTACAGCTCCGTTGTTGGTAACGATCATTCCATCTTGTTGCCATTTATGGTACCCATGAGAATAAGTGGTGCCACCACGTGTAACCATTGATACAATGCTCGAATCTACAGTAACACTGCATTCGCCATCAAACCAATCACGTTTCTTACCGTCTGATATCGCATCAAAGTCATGCGTTAAGACAAGGCAAGGGGCTCCCAAAGAACGCACAATGTCGTCACGTGTCATGTGAAAGTCAACATAAGTCATAGAAGACATAAGGTTCTTCATATTACAATCTTGACCTGTGTGTTCAAAAACAGCATTATGAAAAATGCTGCCATCTTTTCTCAATACGTCCTGGCCACAAAGAGTGGGTGAACAGATATGTAAACTTTTCCCTCTGAAGGCGTTTCTAGTTAAAGAACCACCAATATCTCGAACCAATCCACCGGTAGCGATGGATTGTAACACATTAAGCATTGACTTTTCAAGATTAGCACGAACATAAGCCATCCATGCGTGTCCATTGAGTAAATACTTCTTTGGTAAGATATCCTTTTTCAAAGAGTCAGCTAAGTCTTCCATTGGCTTCTGTGATAATAACATACGTCTCATCTCAGAATGAGTAACTGGAGCTCGTTCAGCGTGTACGATAACTCCAGCACCACCCTTGAACCAATAGATAATAGAAACCATAATTGCCAGTGTAAACATAAAAGAGCATATGATACAGACAGTAGTGAAGGCAGGCAAGTAGGTTATAAGGGTTAACAATACGTCACCGAATCGAAGATAGGCTGAGGCACAAGGTGGATTAAGTTCACCTCTGTCCTGTAAACGACTACATACGTATGGTAAATTTCTGTAGGTGTTGACACCAACATTCCATTTATATAGTAATAAGTCGTCTTCAGCTAATGTAAGTTCTTGATCGCAGTAACGTAAAATGGCTTGGTATTTGGAAGGAGTGGGGTATCCAACGGACGTTAAGAGATAACGTGCAGGGCGTTCGTAAAACGAGCCGGATACGGCATACTCGAGGGTGCGATACCCGAATAAACCCGATTCTTCATACCAAGACATGTCCAAGTGGTTAACCGCGTTTAACGCGGCCACAAGGGTCATATACGCTCTTATAAAGGTATAAAACATTTCGTCTAATAACACAATGGTGGGTCTGACAACCTATTAAAGTTAATTAAAGGAATGGCTTTAAGTCCTCCCTCGCACTGTGATGTAACTAGATATATTCACTTAAGCCCAAAGGCCGCTATGAAACGCTGGGGTGTCTGTATTTAAAGTCCCG